TTGGGTCAAAAATATTCCGGCGTTGACACAAATGATTTTATACAACATTTGAACTCAAAAGTACCTGATTATATACCTGAAACAAAGAATATATCAACTAAAATAACAACATCAAAACAATTCAGTATTGATAACACTAATGAACATATAGATGCTATACGCAGATTAGACGTTGCTAAAATGAAAGAGTTAATTTGCAATAAATTTGATAAAAAAATGCCTTCAAATGCAGATATATCAAGGGTTAGAGGCATGGGGGAAAAAAGTGGTGACAATAATAAAGATAATATATATCTTACTTATTGTAACCACTTTTTCCCTACACCCTTCAAAGCTAGTAATAAAGCGGATTTGAAGCACTTTATCTACACAAAAATTAGCATAAATGATTTTTTAGATGTACCTGATGGAATGTTTAAATGTGTATTACATAATGACTCTAATCCTTCAGCACATATAATTACATTAAAAGATGGTACACAATTATATAAATGCTTTGGTTGTGGCTTTGTAGGAACAATAACAACATTAGTTGAAGCAATAGCAAGATGTAACAAAGTAGAAGCAGTAGAATTCATACAAAATGTGTATGATATTGAATTAGTTGAAACAGAAAACCAAAAGAGAATTAAAGAAATGCTAAAAGAAAATATAGAATATATAATGTCAAGCCAATTTGAACAGGAATATCCAGAAATTTATAAGATAATAAATAGATATATTCCAGAATTAGTATGTTTGCATGAAATAGCAATTCAAAATGTTACAGATGATGACTTAATACAGGATAATCAAGCAATATTTTTTACAAGTATAAGATATATTGCAAACTATTTAAAATATAGTAATCTTAAAAGAATATCAGACAGGGTTAATTTATTCACCTTTTTAGGTATGATAGAAAAATTAAGTAAAGAAAATATTCCAGAGAAATATTTACAGAAAGCAGAAGAATATAAAAAAGACAAATATATTACATCTTATTATAGTATTCCTTCTTATTGTTTTGACAAAATGCAAAATATTAACACTAAAGCCAAACTATACGAAGAAAAAAATATGACTATGACAGGATTTAGCAGGGAAATGCTTATTAGAAGTTTAAACCAAAATGAAGCTGATAAAGTATATGTACAGCAGAAAGACGAAAAACTATCTAAAGCAAGTCAACAATTCGCAGAAAAAGCGACAAAGATAATATTTCAACTGATACAGGCACAAGGGTATTGCACAGAAGAACAGATTATAAGGCAAATAAGAGGGAAAAAAGAAGAAAAGAAAATAAAATTAAAAAGATGTTTACAGGAAATACTTGAAAGTTACAACCTAAAACGTGTTAGAGCAAATAAAAAACTAAAAGAACAATATGGGATAACCACAAAAGGTTATCCTTTTTTAATTATCAAAAATAATTAAAGAGGGTGCATTTATAATGTCTAAAGATTTAGAAACTATCAATAAGAGTTTAGATGATATTTACCAAAAATTATTAGAATTATGTAAAATGATGGGCATAGACATTAAAGAGTTAGAAAAGAAGGTAGATGAACGATATGCAAAAGCAGTGTAATCAAATTATAGAACAATTAAAGCAGGAGATACATAAAAGGCAAGAAAAACTTTCACAAAATGCAAGGAGGAATGAAGCATGGCAAGGCAAATATCGTTGTTGAATCAAGCATTGAAACAATATTGGAAAAACACGACTAACTATCCCAAGTATGCTTATTTTATGTGGAGAAACAAACTTGCAAATTCAAATAGAAATTTTGCTGATTTTACAGAGCAGGATATTATTGAAAAATATTGTAAAGGCAGTATGAAAAAATACGGTAACCTGAAGCAGTGGGAAAATACAGAGGAATATGCAGAGTTAATGAATTTATTATTGCTTGAAAAATCCAATAAAGATTTTGTAGAGATATATAACGTAGTATCAGAGAAAGCCAAACAAGGTGATGATAAGGCAGTTAAAACATTTTTAGCACTCCAAAGTGAACTTAAAAAATCAATTAAAAATAAAAAATCTAAAAAAGCAGAGCAGGAAGCAATAGAAGAAGATGATGATTTGATACTTGAATAGAACACTTGTACGCTTTTTATTTTTAATTTTAAGACGTTTTTTATTGGCAGGTAATATAAAATCATTACCTGCTTTTATTATGCCTTTAAAACTAATTTTAAGCAAAAATAGGACTATATAACAAAGAAGGTGATACAGTGCCAAAATTAACGACAGAAGAAAAACTAAGAAGAATAAATGCTGATCCTGCACTTTGGTTGAAAAACTTTGTCAAGATAGATTGCAACGGGGAATTAGTACCTTTCGTAGTAAATCCAGAGCAACAGGATTTTTTGAATAATATGAGCAGATATAACTGTACGCTAAAATCAAGGCAACTTGGTTTCAGCACCTTATCTTTAGGGCTTATGCTTTATTATGCCTTTCAATTGCCGAATTCTAATTATCTAATGCTAGCACAAAGCGAAGATGCAACGCAGAACTTATTTACTCGATTAAAGCTAATGTACGAAAGTATCCCTGATAAATACCGAATTGGTTTCCGCAAAAATAATGAGATGGAATTACTTTTGGAGAATAATTCCCGAATAGCAGTAAAAACAGCAAGCAAAATGAAAGCCGAAAGTGCAGGAAGAAGTTATTCACTGACAATGATACATTTATCAGAGTTTGCTTTTTATGACGAAAAATTCCAAGAAAAAGGATTATTAGCGTTAGAAAATGCTTTGATAAAAAATAAAAACGCAAAGATAATAATTGAATCCACAGCAAATGGACTAAATTATTTCTATTATCTTTTCAAAGATGCAATATCAGGAAATTCAAAATATAAGGCATTTTTCTATAATTGGCTAGGTGAAGGTGCTAAAAAGCAATTCAAGTATGAATACGAATTGGCTAAAAATTGGTATAAAAAGGGAAGTTTGATAAAACATCTTTATGATGATGAAATGAATGATACAGAAAAGAAATTATATGGATTAGGTGCTACAAAGGTTCAATTAATTTGGAGAAGGTGGAAGTTACAAGACATTACAGAAGAACAATTCAGGCAAGAGTATCCCGCAACATGGCAGGAAGCATTTGTTAGTACACAGGAAAGCGTATTTGACCAAAAACAAATTAGCGATAGATTATTATTTATACCAGAGCCACTAAAAGCAAAGGAAATAAAAGATTTACCAGATATTCTATATCCATATCTAAACAAAAGTTTATTCATTTATAAATTGCCAAAACCTAAAGAAATGTATTTTGCAGGTGTAGATACTGCTTCAGGACTTTCAAAAGATGGCGACTTGTCCGCTATGTCAATATTGGATTCAAGCGGTGAACAGGTTGCTGTATTTTATCAATCAGGAATACCAGTATATAAATTTGCTCATATAGTCAATGAATTAGGTACTTACTTTAATTATGCTTGCTTAATGATAGAGCGTAATTCATTTGGATTAGACCTTGTCAATCGTTTAAAACGGGAAATAGGATATTTAAACCTGAACAAAACTAAAAAGTGGGATAGAACAACAGGAAGGAAAATATTGGAAATTGGTTGGAATACCGATAATGTAAACAAGTCAAAGTTAATTCAGGATTTCAAGGAAGCATTTGAGGAAGGAATTATACTTATCAACGATAGAGAAACATTACAGCAAATGCAAATTTATATGGAGAAAGACGGAAAACTAGGTAATGTCAGAGGAAAAAATAACTTTGATGATTTGGTTATAGCAACAGCATTAGCAGTACAATCATTGAAGCTAGGCAGGTATTATGTTTAGCACAATCCCAAAATGGGAAGATGGACTAAACGAAACTTAAATCGTCGAATTTGACGGATAGATATAGGAGGTTTAGTTATGGTTGAAGTAATTCAATTTTTTGACGACGTGGACACACTAGAAAAAATTAGCGAATTCGTAAATGATGAAATAAGGATAGATTATAAAGACCCGAAAAAGCCAATTTTAAAGATAAAAACTAAAAAAGGAACAATTACAGCAAATATAGGGGATTATATCGTAAAACAACATAATGAATTTCATATACGGAGGTTTCTATGATAGTACCAAAAAGCAAAATAAAAAAAGAAGAATTAATTTACCCGATAAAATTCTATCTAAAAAGCAAAGTATTAAGCAAAGAAATAATAGTCCATGTAGATGAAAGCCAGTGTATGGACTTCATGGACTGGCTTAATCGTAACAAATACGCAGAAAATATACAATCATGGGATTTCTTTGTATTTGATGATATTAAAACTAAAGAAAATATGGTAATTATGCGGAATGAGATACAAGCGTTTAAAATGCCTAGAGTGCAGGAAATAGACGCAGATAATTACAGTATTACTCTACAGGTAGGAGGGTTTTAATTATGACGTTGAGGGAATATATTAAAAAATACTATGATAATTCGCCAGTATGGTTTCAAGATGAAGTAACTAAACAATGGCATTTTGAAAGAATACAGAATATACTTGACCTAAAAGAATATCTTTCAGGAAAACACGCTATATTAAATAGACCTAATGAACAATACAACGGTAAACCATACAAGACAAGGAAAATTGTATTACAGTTGGCAAAAACCTTGCTTAATTTTGAAACATCATTTCTTTTGAAAAATCCTGTAACACTTACATCAGAAGATAAACAAACACTGGAAACATTTAAGGATGTGTACGAAAAAGCAAGGTATAATTCTATTGACTTTAAAATCTTAGATAAAATGGTTAAATATGGTGAAGTGTACGAATATGTTTATATAGATTCTAATAATAACATAACAAGTAGAATTATACCAGCAGAAGATTCATACCCTGTATTCGATGAAACAGGGAATATGATTGCATTTATCGAATTTTACCTTGTAGATGGAATATCCTATTATATTGTTTATACTGAAAATGAAGTTATAAAATATACAGATGATTCAGGAGAATTACATATTACAGGAAAATATAAAAATATATCAGGATTGCCAATTCAATATAAAACCATAAATGAATTAGATTCTTGCAAGGGAAGAAGTAGTTTAGAGGATTATATAAGCATAATAGATAGTTTAGAAGATTTAATATCAAAATATCATGACGGATTATATAAATATATTGCAGGTATACCAGTACTAAAAGGAACAGGATTAACAACAAAAGATGGTAAAGGTACTATAGACCCTAATGCAGTAGGTTTCCTATTACAAATAGATGACACCGCAGATTTTAATATCATTCAAAATAAAATGGATAGTGCAAGTTTTAAAGCATTATATGAAATACTAATGACACAATTACTTAACATAAGTCAAACACCAGCAATAGCTATGAACGCAGTAGAGATTAGTAATCTATCGGAAACAAGTATTAGAATGATGTATAGTTTAGCCAGTGTAAAAGCAAGATTAAATGAAGATAGTTTACTTGATGGATTTATACAGAGATGGGATAAAATAAGAAAGTTATTACAACTAAAAGGTATAGAAACAACAGGTGATATATCTTGTACCTTTGAATATGATATTCCACAAAATGCTAAGGAAACAATTGAAAATATTACAGCACTAAAACAAAATGGACTGATTTCATTGGAGACAGCATTAAGTAGGACACCATATATTTACGATGTATCAACAGAAATGCAGAAAATCAAAAGTGAAACTATAAGCAGTAGTGCTGTAAATGAATAATATTTTATGTTGTGTATAAATATTCATAAAAATGTATAAATATTCAATAGTATAATGTGAAATATGCGAAAATAAAAGGGATTGGGTGGAACATGAAAGTATTGATATAATTCATATTGGAATAGTAGGGATTAGTTCGCCCAATCCCGCCTTGTTATCTATTCATGTACTAAAATTAATACAATCCTTTAGTTAACTAAAGTGTTTTGATTATACAAAACTAACACAATCAAAGGTGTAATATTCTTTCATAGGAGAATATTATACAAAATACACATTTTGTATAATTTCAATTATTTCCAGTGGTCAAATGTAGTAATATCAATGCTTTCAGGGATTATATTGAGATAAATACATAAGGGAAAAATGCTATTTAGATATAACAATTTTTAACTTGTTGTAGTTTAATCCAATTGAAATAAACCTTGAAATGCAGTAATAGCAAGGATTTCAAGGAAAATTAGTATTCATTACATAATATAGATTATATAAGCAGTTGATACCCCCTTTTTGGTTTTTGTCGCAATAGCAAACCACTTTCTCACTGCTTAAAAAATTTTTGAAAAATGGCTTACAATTACCAAAATGTGCAATATAATAAAATTATAATGTTAATAGGAGGGTGTTTGAATGATTTTTGTAGAAAAATATAATGGTTATATTACAGTTAAATGTGAAAAATGTGGTACAAACATAAAAAAACACAGTTGTTATTGTAAACAATATGGAGATGAATATCACTTTAATCCACCTATAACATGTAGCAGTTGTGGTAATACAGAGAGTATTGCATATAAAAAAGGTATCGCTAACACTTCATATTCTTATAGTACAGATAATGATACTATAAGATGTCCGAGATGTGGTTCAACTCAAATAACGGCAGGAAACAAGGGTTTTGGATTAGGTAAAGCAGCAGCAGGAGGTTTATTACTAGGCCCAGTTGGTTTGTTAGGAGGATTAATTGGTAGTAAAAAAGTTATGGTTACTTGTTTAAAGTGTGGAAAGAAATGGGAAGCAGGGAAAAGCTATTAATTTAAATATGTGTGCTTATCTAAAATACATATGTGAGGTGTAGGGTATGGATATAATTGAAAAATGCCAATTAATAACAAGTAATGCTTTGGTAAGTAATATGGGTTTAGGTAGTAATGATGAAATTGATTTAGAAATTTACAATGAAATTAAGGATGAAATAACTAAAAAACTTGAAAGTATAGTTAATCCTATTATTCAAGATTACAAAAATATTAAAAAGAAATGGTTTTATCAAAATTATCGGATTGAAAGTGAAATAATAGAGAATGTAAATTTACTAAATGATTCGTTAAATGTCCATAATAAAATTTATTCTTATCTTAAAGCATTGGAGGATGTTAATAAAAAAATTAATGAAATTACTTCTAAAAAAGAATAGTATCTAAAATTAGATACAAGTAAATTTATAAAAAACCCTTCAAATTTATACTTGAAGGGTTTTTTATACCCTAATATAGCTTGTAGAATTATTCTACAAGCTCACACAAAATAAACATACAGGAGGTTTTAGTATGACTTATTTAGATAGAATAAAACTTGAATTACAGGATATATCATTCAATGATGCCGAATTAACTATACTTGCACAGGAAAACAGTATTATTGATCCTAGTGCAGAATATGACCCTACATCAAACACAGCTAAAAGAGCAATATATTCGACTGTATTAAGTGTACTTGAAGCAATTGCTAATAATCCTAATCTTATGAAGAACTACAAAAATGAAGATATATCCATTATGGACTTTGCAGAGAGCATACAAAATAGAATATCTCAACTTGAACGGAAAATAAGATTATTGCCTAGTGATGATATATCCGATAATATAGCTGATGGTGCTAGTTGGACATATATGTTTAGGGAGTAGCAAAATTTTTGTACTCCTTTTTAGGTATCCGCTTTTTGTGGATACCTTTTTTATTTTTATTAATTCCTTTTAAAAACTAATAAACACAGGAGGAAACGATATGCAGATCAGAACAGATATAAAACAAGCGAACAAAATTAAAGAACTGATTAAAAAAGAATGTGCTAATTATATGAATGGTAATTGTATTCTTTTAGATACTACTTGCCCACAAATGGGATGTATATATTCTGTACTTTGCAAGTATTTTATTAATTCTGTATTACCTTTGGACAAAGAACTATATAAAGAACTGCTTCCAGACGCAGAAGAAACAAGCGGATTATATAATAAACAATGTAAAATATGCAATAAGCAATTCACATCAGATAAAAAAAATGAGCAATACTGCCCGAAATGTAAGGACAAAGTTAAAAAGGAAAAAACAAAATTAAGAGTACAGAAACATAGGAATAAATGTAACGCTTTTTAAAAAATAAAATCCGCTTATATCAAGGGTTTCAGGGTTTACGATATAGGGGGGTAATATATTTATATTACTTCCCTTATATTTTAACTTTTAAAATGTCCTAAAAAATACCTTCTAGCATAGATATATCAATCATTTCAAGCATTTTTATGTCACGCTTTTTAATTTTCATATATAAAAAATGAATGGAGTGATATATTTGAACATTTTTAATTTTCCTAGTAATGATTATCTTTACCTGCTATCTATGGCAGGAGATGATATATATATAAATAACGGTACAATACCAAAAAAAGCACTTATAAATAACCTTCCAGTTAATCGGCAAGCAGATATTCGGACTATAGCAACAAAAGAAGAAATTAAAAGAGGCGATTTAGTCAATTGGGATAACGAATATTGGCTTATTATTAGCGAAATTGGACATAAAAGGTATTCTTATTATAAAGGGATAATCCAGAAATGTAATTATAACATAAAATTCAATTTTGAAGGTACAATAAAGCAATTTCCTGCTATAGTTGATTCAAGGGTTTTTGACGTTGAAACAAACCAATACTTGTCAATTCCTGCTGGAAAAATAGTAGTTACCATGCAAAGTAATGTTGATAGTGAAAATATCAATATAGGACAGCGTTTTATAAAGATGAAACAAGCATGGAAGGTTACAGGAATTGATAGGACTAAAAACGGTTTATTAATGCTTTACTGCGATTTAGATACAATTACTGCAAGTGATGATGTTGTAAATGAAGTAGCAAATGCAGGAGATTATGTTTATACTTTAGAGATTACCAACGGTGAAATAGCAAGTATACAGGAAAATAATACTTTACAGCTAACAACACAAGTTAAATTAAATGGAAATGTAGTTACAGATAAAACAATTTCCTTTAGTTGCGATAATCCTTCTATAGCTTCAGTTGATGAAAACGGATTGGTTACAGCTATATCAACAGGAGAATGTATTATTACCGCTTCTTTGACGGATAATCCGAATATATATGATACTATATCTATTATTGTTACTGCTTTATCACAACATAATTATGCAGTTACCATTTCGGGCAATACTCAAATAACAAAGAACTATACTTCAACATATACAGCGACATTTACTGATAATGGAGTACCTATTACCCAAGAATCATTTTTCTATATCACAGCAGATGATGGAGTATCTACAACAACACTAGCAACAATACAAAGTCAAGACCCTGTTGCTAATACCTGTGTGGTAAAAGCTGGAAGTACATTAGGATATGTAAAGTTGTGGTGTAAGAATACAGCAGGTACTATTGTATCTGAACCTTTCAGAATCCAAATAAAGAATATTTTCTAAGATAAGTCAAATTTGATGCAGGGGTATGTTGTGTAGTGCGACATACCCTTTTTATGCATTATGGACAAAGTAACCTAAATATACTGTATTAGAATTTATAGGGGGGAATTGTATGAGGATAGAAGAACCAAAAAAAGTAAAAGGATTTAAGATTGTACATACTATTCCAGATATGACCGAAGAAGAAAGGGAACAGAAGAAGAAAGAGATTTTATTAAAACTATATAATTATTTTACATATAACAAAAAACACTCAACACAAAAGTAAAAATATGATAATGTATAACTAAAATACATTATCAGGAGGTAACGAAAGATGATAGCGATATACGCAAGACAGAGTGTTGATAAAAAAGACAGCATTTCCATTGAAAGTCAAATTGATTTTTGTAAAAAAGAATTTGAAGAAGGACAAGCATATAAAACATACATAGATAAAGGTTTTAGTGGAAAAGACACAAATAGACCTGCTTTTGAAAATATGATGAATGATATTAGAGCAGGGCAAATTAAAAAAGTAGTAGTGTATAAATTAGATAGAATAAGTAGAAGTACATTAGATTTTGCCAATATTATCAATGTATTTAAAAAGCATGACGTTGAATTCATTTCTAGTACAGAAAAATTTGATACTTCTACACCTATTGGAAAAGCTATGCTTAATATTATAATGGTTTTTGCAGAGTTGGAAAGAGAAACTATACAGAAAAGAATTAAAGATAATTATTATGCAAGAGGAAAAAAAGGATTTTTTACAGGTGGCAGAGTACCTTTTGGTTTTAACAAAGTAGAAACTAAAGTTGACGGAAAGAAAACTTCTATGTTTGAACCTAATCCTGAACAAATGCCTTATCTAATAGAGATGTATGAAATGTATGCTAATACAAATACATCTTTAGGAAAGATAAGCGATTATCTCAATGAAAAGAACGTACCTGCCCCTGATGGTGGAAAGTGGGATTCAAATAAAGTTAGCAGAATTTTACATAATCCTGTATATGTTAGAGCAGATGCCGATGTTTATCAATACTACAAAAATAAAGGTTGTATCATTAGCAATGATATATCAGATTTTATTGGTACTAATGGTTGCTATTTGTTTGGAAAAAGAGAAGCCAACGAAAGGAAATATACTAAAGTTGAAAATCACGTTTTAGCTTTGGCTTTACATGAAGGAATTATAGATTCTCACACATGGTTATTATGTCAATACAAGTTAGATAGCAACAAGCAAATTAAAAATGATGGTAAGGGTAAACATACATGGCTTACAGGTGTTGCAAAATGTGGATATTGTAAGTATGCAGTTAGTGTTATAAAATCAAGCACAGGAAACTATAAGTATTTCAATTGCAGAGGTAAAACGAATCTCAAGGTATGTAAAGGACACTCAAGACCTATTTTAGTTGATGAAATTGAAAATATTGTAAAAGAACACCTTTTTGAAAAAATAAATCAGCTAAGGAATACTAGTATTGATACGCAGGTTGAGGAAGATAGAAACATAAATAAAATAAAAATACAGCTTATAGAACTAGATAAGCAAATTGAAAATCTTATAAATAAGATTGCGGAAGCAAACGAAGTAACTATGAAGTATATTAATGAAAGATTGGCAAAGTTAGATAAGGAAAAAACTGCCTTGCTTGAAGAATTACAAAAATTAACAATTGAAAATAGTAAAGTCATATCCATGAATGAGATTTTTGAAAAAGTTGATAATTGGGAAAATCTATCTCTCGAAGAAAAAAAGGAAGTATGCAGTAACCTAATTAACAAAGTATATATAACAGATGATGAAATCAATATAGAATGGAAAATCTAA